GCTTTGTAGGCTTTCCGCTTCAATCATCGCCACCTTCTACCCCTGCAACGGGCTTTTCCTTATTCGCAGGTTCGACAGGAAACAGCATTTCTTGGATGCAGCCGGATGGGTTTTTTAGGCGGTTGGTTTCACCTGTGACTGGTACACCGCGACAGTATCAATTTATGGCAAGGAGTTATACGCTTGCCGATAGTGCGGACATTGCGAACAATGTAACGTCGATTGCTGCGAACTACCTAGCCACATCGAACGGTACGAATCTGGTTGCAAGGAACCTGTTCGACAACAACACCTATGCCGGGGTGATCTCACGGCCTTGGAAGTTTGGAGAATACACCACTGCGGGGCTACCAACGGGGGTGACGGGGTATCATGTCTACAATACAACCCTAGCAGATCAAATCTATTATAATACCTCAGATTGGTATTATACAACGCCTTGGAAGCAAAGCACAAGTAGCACAAACGTATTTCTACCGTCTGGTTCTGCAATTGTCAATTCTTCTTCTGTATTAAATAGCAACTATAAGTTGCAAGTTAATGGTGCGGCAACCTATCGAAATGCTTCTTTTACATCGAACGAATCTGTGAGTGGATTTTTAGACATACGAGGCGGCACAATGACAGCGCAAAGTGGAACGACGCACAATTTGGCTGGCATTAACATAGAAGGGAATATGTTGTTTAACACAGTTAACCAAACTTACACAGGCATAAGGATAAATACAAATTCAAACGCTACGTCAAGCCAATTTATATTTCCTTTAGACATAACGGTTAACTCTAGCTCTTTAGCGGAATCTAGGATAATAAACACTACATCTGGATCTGGGATAAGATTAACAGGCGCATCGACATTGAATAGTTTAGTTTTGAGATCGCCTGATGGTGGCGGGGGTGGGTCAGCAAAACCTGGATTAACTTTTTCGGATGGGTCAGCAAGCCCATACTCATGGAGCATAACAGGAGGTGCCAGAGCTATGGTCTTTTATTCAAATCCATCTTCTGGCGGGGTTGGCGCGGTATCTGAAACAATGCTCATTAAGGGGCAGAGGGTGTATATGGGAGTTTACATAAGCGACCCTACCGCTAAGCTAGAAATCAGAGGGGAAGGAAGCACATCGAGTACATATACCGCAGCGTTTCAAAACTCAACTCGCGCAAATAGTGGCTTTATGCTGCTGGACGACGGAAGAGCTTCTTTTGGTGTTGCAACAGGTGACGCAAGCGCTAAATTAACCGTTACTTCTACAACACAAGGATTTTTACCGCCACGATGGACTACAGCGCAAAGAGGCGCAATATCAAGCCCCGCGACTGGTCTTATTGGCTACCAAACAGACGGAACGGAAGGAGTTTATGTTAAACAAGCAAGCGCATTCAAACGCTTACTTTGGGAAGGCGATGCAGTGAATACTTGGCTAAAACCTAGCCTAGAAGCTGGGAGCGTAAACATAAATCAAGGGCGCACAAATAAACTGAAGTTTACCCAAGATAGCTCATTTTTTACGCTTAAGAACGGGGTAATATACTTGCAACATCCGTCTACGTTACATGTGTTTACACTGCTTCCCACTGTTGTAATTACTGACGATACCATGGCGAGATGGGACAAATCATTTGCGGTAGTTGCAATTGGTTCCAGATTGGGAAGCGGTAATTCACCTGGATACGGCTACACGCTACTTGGAAGCCTTACAAGAGGCATATCCAATGGGTACGCTGGGTTTTCTTCTTCCGCACTTGGGTATGACATACAGATAGACAGCACTATAAAAGTCAACGCAATTGGCCATAAAATTTCAGCAAATAGAGTTACTGACTCGGATGCTTACGGAGGATACATTACGTTTGCGAAAGACGTTAATAATTCAGGGGCATACGGATCAGCTATAACGGTAAATCGAAATCAAAGTTTTGTTTACGGCCGGGGCATATCTACAAGACACACAAACGAATTTTTATACGGTAGTTCATTTAACCCCAAACACACCTTTTTAGGCACAAAATTAATGGTAGGTTCAGATTCTACTTTTTCCTTCAATGCATCAACCGACGTTTTGCAGCTTTCCCAATACGGCACAGGCACAAAAGAAGCAGCCGACCTAACCAAAACACAATCCAACTACATTGCAGGGTTTGCAACCGATGGAACGGTGCTGGATTTGGAACGAAAGCGGGATACCACAATTTTCGTTACCGCCGACACCGACTATGATTTCAGTGCAGCCGTTATGTATTCCCCAAACTTCCAAGGCCGTGAAATCACCCCGGCATAGGTGTTGTTGTCGAAGAGGTTGGAGTTGGTCAGGTTGGTGATTGCGCTCCATTTCGGGACGTAGTTTGCAGTTCCCGACCCGGTGATGTACCCGGTAAGCAGGGGGGATAAGTCCACATTATTCCCGTCCGAAATCCCAAGCAGAGGCGAGGCGAATGATAGGGTTTGTTTTTCAGCTTGAATAGAATCGTTCAGCCCCTTGATTGTAGAATAAACGAGCGAGTCAATTGAAGTACCCCCGCCCCCGACCGTCTGCCAACTACCCTGCGTCGCAATGTAGCGCCGTAGAATCCGGTTCACGGTGTCCAGTTGAAAATAGGCGTTTGCAGTCGTGCGCGGCTTTATAGCTGTATCCGCAGCAACGCCCCGCCATATCAACCCGTCGCCCGTGGTTTGGTAGCCCAGGCGGCTTTTGTTTGTGCCCGTTGGGTATTGGGCGAATAGGAAAGCAGGGATAAGGAACAAGAAAAGAAGAAGTATATTTTTCATAGCCACCATTCATTTGGGTTTTGTCGTTTTGGTTTGCGTTCAGGGATCACAATTCCAGTCGTAGAAAATAGCGGGGTATCATCGCAGCCGCAATCGGTTTCGGGGCATCCTATGGCACTAGCTTGGAACTCTGGAATGTTGGCAGCACTTGCGCAAAGCCAATCTTTCATCCGTTTTTGCTTTCTTTCTATCCTACGCTTCAATGTGTCTTGGTAAAAAACCAATCCCTTTATTTCGACATTCTCCCCGTGTTCATTTGTCAGGTAGTATATGCCATTTGTGCCTGCTTGTTGCACCATGAACGGCGCAGACTCATACATCACCGCAAAACCACACAAGGCTTTGAGGTGAAGGTTCCAAAGCGCCTCATATTGTGGGGTAGAAAACGCGCTTGATGTTCCCTTTTCAGTTTCCAGCACCGTATAGAAATCCTTGCCCAGCCAGTCCACTACCCAAATATCCTCCGCATCGTCAATGTGCGGTGACACCAACGACTTATCCAGCCGAATGTCAGCCGGGTTTGGGCGACTCAATCCACCCGTTACTACCTCAGAGGCCGTTATTAAGCTCATTTGTTGGCTGGTTTTGGAGTGGTGAATAGCCTAGGATTTCGCGTTTTTCGTCAATTTGTAGGGCGTTTTCCACACTGATTTCACCCATAAATGACACAGGCATTGTATTGGATATACCAAACTGCACGTCCTTGAATTCCGGTTTTGACTCTGCCAGGATCGCCAAAAACGGATTAATTACCCGTGAACAGAACATATTTTGCTTGGGCTTAATGACTGTGTTTTGCACGTATTCAAGTTCGGAGCGCATTTGCTGGTTGGTTCCTAGTTGCCCAGCTGTTGCCTTTCCAGCCAAGGCCATTGACCAGCGGTTTGCAGTTACGATGTTTTCGGCGGCCATTGCGCAGAGATTCATGAACTCGCCTTCCTGCTCTTTGGTCAGGGGTGTCCATTGTAGTTTGTAGTTTGGATCTCGTAACACCTGGGTGAATAGCTGGTGATTGTTTCCGGTGCCTGTGAATCTACCTTCAATTGCATCCACTAGGTCTTTAGCCTCTGTATTGCTCATGCTGCCGAACACCTGCAAAATACCGGACGGCATGAACCCGTTTTCAAACTTGCTATCGTTCAACCGCTGTGTGCGGTACTCGATTTGTGCCCAAATCCTTGCTGCGATCCATTCAGGGAGGCCAAAATAAGCGTACCCGGGCGCATATTGTGCAAGGTGGATGATGCTGCGTTGTGTGCCATCGTCATGGTCGGAGAATAAGGGAAAGGCTGCTATTTCCTTAAACCCGCGTTGGGTATATGTGCTTAGGTTGTCGTCATTGAAATTGAGCGGAATGTCTTCCCAGTAATCGTACACGCCGTACGCCTTTACAATCCGGTCTTGCTCTGTGCGCTTGATTGCGAAGAAATGTACAGGGACGTGGTAGAGGTAACAAACTTGTTCAGTTCCTATCTTGGCTTTCACAATTTCGGCAAAGCAATTGCCAAACATTTCGTAGTCCTTTGCAAGCATCGTCAACACGTCTTGTAGGTTTTGCCCGTGTAGGTTCACCTTTTCGACTGCTGTTTCTATTTCAGAAAGTTGCTTTTCGTTGGTAACTGGGGTTGGTTTTTTACTGGTTGAAATGATTGAATTAGACTTGCCTAAAACAGGGACAAACCCGTCCCCGGCTATCATGCTGGTTTTGTCTTCAATTATTCTGCGCAGGGTAGGGGAATTGTTCGCAATTGCAAAAAGATTCTTTTGAAATGTGTTGTTCTGGGTAAAAAACCTTACCCACTTTTCGCCGCTGTCATCTAGCTTTTGACGGTTCGGCTCGTTGTAAATATCCTGCTGAATGAGTAGGGTGTCATTCGGGGTGATGCGAATGGCAGATGATGCGAGGTATTGTTTTTTTGCCCGTCGCCTGTTGGCATTGGCTACATTGCTTTGCATAGAAAATAGTTAAGGCGGAGGCCAGAGCGACCCCCGCCAACTTTGAACAACGACCCCTATTAGTCCAGTGCGCCCATAACGGTAGCCCCGTTGATGATGGTGCGCTCTTTGTTTTTCGTCGTACAGGTAATGGTAATTGACTCCTGGTTCGGATCAGTGAACAGCGTTCCCGTTGAACCTTCCGCCGTGGTGAGACGAGCCGGGCGAATCTTCCCGCCAACGGTTTCAACACCCCAAATCCAGTAAGCACCCGTATTCTCGACGTGTACTACGGCAAGACCGCACTTGTTCTTTGCCGCGTTATCAATCAGGTTGCGCAAGTTTTGGTCACGGCAACTGATAATACCCGTCAAATTCTGTTCATAACTCACGGCCTGCGTTTGCGGGTCTTGAGTCAATGTACTGGTGAAAATCCCGCTGTCATCCCGGTATTGAACTTCGTAAAAAACGTAAGCTGTTGAGGCCATGTTAATTGAAGTCACCGCACCGGATGCATTGATGGTGATTGGATTGCTTGCGCTCAGTTGGTTAGCGTTCGCAATATACGTGGTGCCAATCCCACCGGGACAGGTATCACCGTCGCAATTACTTAACCACCCGCTTGTTAATAGTCCCATAGCTATTTGTTTTTAATAGCCGACCGAAATCAAGCTAGGGTGAACGAAACTTGTACCGAATTTGAAGACCGTTTTTGCTTTCATCTTCTCGTCCTCGTCATTGTACCAGATTTTGAACTGTGCATCAGGCATACCAGATGCAATGTCCGATGCAATGATCTTGTTTTGCCGCGTGGAGTACTCGATCAGGTGGTTGTTGGTCGTTCCCTGCGTTTCATCGCGGTAGATATTCCAGTCCCACAGACCGTTAACCGGGATGCCACGGAAATACAGGGTTTCAACGCCGTCGATCAGCATCATCCGCCCATCATCGCCGCCGCCGTTGTTTTCCAAGTCATTGCGGTAAGCTTCCCAAACATCGCCTGAAACGTTGATGTATTTCATGGTTAGGAAGACGCTTCAAACGTACGTCCGCCTGATCATACACCGCTTTCAAACTTGAAATACCTTCACCCGCTGCAAGTGCAGAAGTTCCCAGGTCAGCGCGGGGGATAAGGTCAACGGCAACGAGGTCGGTATACTGCTTCCACAATCCCGTTACCACGTTATATTCGGGTAGCAAACTCGCCTCGTTGCCAAAGTACGCCAGGCGTACAATGTCACGGGTAACCGCCTCACTCATGCGAGTGCGCAAGATGTCCGCCAAAAGCGTGTCGGTAAGGTCTGGGAAACGCACCCCCCGGTTCATCAATTCCTCTAGGACGGTATCTTTGAATTCGTCCCAGCACTGAGCAATGCCCGCCTCGCATTTTTCAACGCTTACATATCGCTCATAGATGTTGAAGTTTCCGACTGGTTTGAAACCGCAACCCGCATAACGGCGCACGATTTTTTCCAAGTCTTCAACGAACAACATTTTCTTCTTGGAAACCACCGTTGGCATCATGCGGAATTGCTGCATGATCGACGGGTCTGTGTAGACTGGTTCCAGAAAGATTTCGCTTGCTTCGCTCCCCCGTAAATCAACGGTAATAGAGCGCATATCAACTGCCATATCTTGTTGATTTTTAGGTTAAAGTGTAAGCTACTGCTGCACTTGAATTTGTTACGATCTCAGCTTCCCCAATTTCAAATTGGAAACTCACTTTGCTTGCGCCGCTGTTGTTTGGTTTCAAAGATCACAAACCAACCCATTTTGGTCTGCAAGCTTGAAGTGCTGACGTTCAGGGCGGTAGTGGCTGCGCTGGACTGGAATGCAGTCGTGCGGGCTTCGCCGCCTTCCTTGTCGTACACTGCGAATCGCAGGTAGTCGGTAGCCGTAGTGGCACCCGTGGAAGGGGTGAAGATAATACCATCACCCGCTGACGTTACCCGCCAAGTAAAGGCGATGCTGTGCCGGGGGTGCATGGTGGACATCCCGTAGAGCCGTTCCGCGTTTTCGGTTTCCGCGTACGGGTTGGTACGGGTTAAGCCT